CTTTAGTTATTTGGAAGAAAATGGCGTTAGGTTCTTGGAGTGAATTTGTGGAGATATTTGGCAGCCCTATTAGAATAGGTAAAACAAATGTACGAGATACTCAAACTCGTGATAACATGGAAAAATACCTTAAAAACATGGCTGTTGCTAGTTATGGTGTGTTTGATACAGATGATTTAATTGAATTAGTAGAATCTAATCGTTCAGATGCTTTTCAAGTGTTTGATATGATGATACAGCGTTGTAATTCTGAAATATCAAAACTTATTTTAGGGCAAACTGGAACGCTAGACGAGAAAGCCTATGTAGGTAGCGCAGAAGTACAAGAACGTGTTTTAAAGAACGTTGCCTATAATGATGAGTTCTTTATCGAAGGTGTTTTAAACTACCAATTAGTGCCTATGATGACACGTTTAGGTATATTTCCAGAAGGTGTTAAAATAACCGTTAAAGCAGAAGATGATTTAAGTTTAATTGAACAGTCTAAGATTGATATTGAGTTAATTAAAACTGGTAAATTTACTTTTACTCCAGAATATTTAGATGAGAAATACGGTAGTGAGGTTATTGTTGTTAATGATCCTACTGATGTAGTAAACATAAAAAATAGATTAGATAATCTTTACAAATAGTGTGTAATTTTTGCGACATACAAAATGCTGCACCAATTAACATATTTTCAGACGAAGAAATTGAACGTATTGTTATCGGTGTTTATAGTGGTTTAATTACTCCACAATCTTTAGACGTTGCAACATATTTAAGAGTAGCTGAAAAACTAACTAATGGTGTTTATAATGGATTCGGTAAAACATTAACCGATGTCGAATGGAATAGTCCCGATTTTAAAATGCTTAACGATTTAAGGAATAACGTTTATGTATTTTCGGGAGCTAAACAATACCATCAAGTACGAGAAATGACAGATGCTATTTATGACAAAGATAGAATTAAGCCATTTAGCGAGTATAAGAAAACTGGTGCAGATATATTCAAAAATTATAATGAAAACTATTTAAGAGCTGAATATAATGCAGCCATTAGTCAAAGTAGGAGTGCTAGTATGTGGATGGAGATTGAAAGTAACGCAGAATTATTACCAATGCTAACTTATAGCACCGTTGGAGATGGAAGGGTAAGGATTGAACACGCTATGTTAAATAATATTTCACGTCCAGTTAATGATAAGTTTTGGGATTACGCATACCCTCCAAATTCTTGGAACTGCCGTTGTACTGTTTTACAAAGCGATTCATCTATTAAAAGTAGTTTAAAAGGTATTGATATTTTAAAAGATATTCCACCTGAATTTAGAATGAACGCTGGCAAAGATAAAATAGTATTTAGTGATAAACATCCGTATTTTACAGTAGCACCAAAAGATAAAAGTTTATTAGATAATAATTTCTATTTACCAAAACCATGATAAACACACTAATAGGCAAAGGTAATGTAAACGAGCAATTAACTTACTCTATACACTTTTTTACACACGTTTTACTAAATCAGAATAAAGAAGGTTTATATTACTGTCAATTATACTTTTACGGATTAAATTAATGGCTACATTTGCAGAACATAAAAAGATATTAAAACAGATTGAAGCGTTTAAACCTCAACTTAATAAACTAGTTGAAGCTGCTGGTGTTTTAGCTGTTAATCACTTTACTAAATCATTTAGCGATGGCGGTTTTACAGATGAAAGTTTAGAACGTTGGAAACCTAGAAAGAAACGTGAAAGAGGTGGAAGTAGAGCTGTTTTAGTTAAATCAGGTAGATTAAGACGTTCATTAAGAAGTAGGAGATTAGGCAATTTAGCTATTAAGATTATGACAGATGTACCTTATGCTAGATTTCATAATAATGGTGAGGGTAGAATGCCTAAAAGACAGTTTATAGGTTATAGCGGACAGTTAAACCGTAAATTAATGGCTTTTATTGATAAAAATATTAAGAAACAATTTAATAAATAATTTGTATATTTGCATTAATGTCTAAACTAACTCTATATAACTCATTAAAAACCGATTTAGAAGCTATTAGTGGCATTAAAAAAGTATTCCTATGGAATAACCAATTAGAGCGAGAAAGTGAAGAAAATCCGTTTTTATACCCATCTATTGGTATTGAGTTTTTACCTTCTACTTATAGAGATAAAGGTAAGTTGGCAAGTTCGCAAGAATATGATTTAACGGTACGTTTACACATCTTATTTGAATCTTATTTAGATGAAGATACAAGTATTTTAACTTTAACCGATAGTGTTTGGCAAACAGTACATACTGCAAGATATGGTACATTCGGTAAATTACTTAGACGTAATGAAGAACAGAATTTCGACCATCCTAATGTGCAAGACTACATACAAGATTATGAAACTTTAGGAAATGATAATTTAACAACAGATACTACTACTGGAACTTTAACACCAGTAATTAATGCAACAATTAACACACCAGACGAATTATAATGGCAAGGTCAGTAGCAACAATATTAGCTTTAATGGATGCAGAACAAGCTGCACAAACTGGATTAAGTGGTTTAAACAGCCCTTCTAATTCAGCTATTTATAAATTATGGAAGTATATTGTAGCGGTACAAATGTACTTACAAGAAACACTTTGGGATATTTATAAAAAAGATATTGAAACACAAGTCAGTTTGGCAACTGCTGGTACTCCAACATGGTTAAAAGATAAAATTTTAAATTATTTTCAATATTCAAGTGTAACACCTCAAACATTAGAATTAATTAACGGTGTTCCTGCTTATGCTACAATAGATGCTAATTTAAGAATTATAACTAGGGTAGCAATTAGTAATTATGGTTTAAATACTTGTTTAGTTAAGGTTGCTAAATCCGATCCACCAGAAATATTATTAACTGCCGAATTAAATGCTTTAGATAGTTTTTTAAATAACGGTGGAGATGGTACAATAGCTGGTAGTGCAGTTGGTTTAGGTTTTGCTGGCATTAATTATAATGTTAGTTCTTATGATCCAGATAAACTATATTTAGTAGCTGAAGTGTTTTACAATGGTCAATATTCTAGCACTATACAAGATAGTGTTGAAACTGCAATAAATAACTATTTAGCATCTTTACCATTTGATTCTAAAGTTAAAATAGTAGCTTTAACAGATGCAATACAAGCTGTTGATGGTGTTAGTGATGTTGTTATAACAGATTTAGCTATGCGACCAGATACTACTGTATTTGCTAGTAAAACATATTTAGTTCAAACTAAAACTACTTTATTATCTAGTTATCCAACTTATGCTGGGTATATTGTAGAAGAAGATACTGTTGGTGAAACATTTGCGGATAAAATAACTTATACAGCACAATAATGGCATTATACGATTATGATAATGAAATAGTAGCGGAACAATTAACACCTCCAGCGTTAAGAGAATCTAAATTCTTATCGTGGCTTTATGTTATAACTAAACCTATTCAAAATTTATGGTCTTTAATATTTGAAGATTATAAAATTGGTAGTTCGTACCCAGAGTTTGATATTTTAGTTACTTATAACTTTGGAGATAGGGTATTTTATACAGATAAGGCAATTTATGAATGTACGGCTTTAAATCCAGATGGAACTGCTGGAGGTGTTTTAGGTATAGCTCCAGTATCAACTTATGCTTATGCTTACTGGACAAAGGTTAATAACGATTTTATAGGAGTTGATGAACGTATAAAATATAATTCTCAATTAATTGTATTAGAATATGCTTTAAATAAATGGTTTTTAAATCTAAGTGCAACCGACCAAATATATGTAAACACAAACGCCATTTCATCTAATATATTTTTGATGGGAGAAACTGGTACTTATTCTAGCACTATGGCTAATAGCAGTCCTTTTTCATTATATTTTATGCCAGAAGATGCAACTTTTCCGACACAATATAATTTTACTATAAACGTACCAGCAGCATTATTTACTACATTAGGCACTAATTCAACAAATAGAGAAAATACTGTACGAGCATTTGCAGATAAGTACGTGCTATCAGGAATAACTTATAACGTAACAACATACTAAAATGAAAAATATTAACACATCATTTGTATCAGATCCATCTATACAACAGACATTAACTACTAAATCTTTAGACTTTTTACAAAGTGCAAGTAAACAAGTAATTGCAGTTATTTGTAGAAACATTATAAAAAATCATGGATTGACTTATTCAGCATCTGTACCTTATCAATTAAGTGGGCCTATGGTTAGTCCGCTTGTTCCGTTCACTGGTGATGGCACAATATTTTTTAATGATGAGATTTATATTTTACAAGAAAATACAGCGAGTGCAACATACGCTACTATTGACACTACACCAGACTCAACAGCAGATCCTTTATTATTTAGTGATTTAATTAATAGAGATGTTCATGATAATAGATATTTGACGTTTACAAATACTTTAGCTGGTTCTTTATTTGCTGTTGCTGATATTGTGGATGTTTCTGTTCCTGTTGCTTTATTCAAACCATTAATAGCTTATGCGACGAGTGTTGCAGGCGTAACGGCTAGTTCTACATTAACAGTTAAATTTAATAACGAGGAAGCAGATGCAAATAATATAAATAATACAAGTACTGGAGCAATCACTCCTGCTGTGTTAGGAAATTATTTAATGTCGGTTAACCTAAGCGGAAACCTTGCCGCTGCTGGCTCTGCTTCTGAAACTGTAACAGTATCTATTTACAAGAATGGAGTATCGCATAAATTAGTTGGGCAGTTTAGAGCTGATACAGATAGAACGCTTTTCTTCACTGGCTCATTCGGTATAGTTGTAGGAAATATAGCTGACGTATTTACTGTAGTTATTGACAATGCTTGCACTACACAAACATTCTCAACTACATCCGCTTATGTTGCTTTTAATGTGATTTGATAACCGTTTGAATACGTTGTTATCACTTGATGAACCCTTACTTAGTGAGGGTTTTTCATTTTAATTTAATTCTATCTATTAAAAACTTCTTTAATTCTGTAAATTCTTTATACTTCATTTCTGGCACTTCATCCAGTATAGAATAGTGAATGTCTAGTATATTTTTTACTAGTTCACCTTCTCCAATATCCCTTTTTAATTGGTCTACCATAAAGATATTCTTTTTTTTACCGCTAATGTAACAAGTTAATCTAACGCCAAACGCTAAAAACTTTCTTCTTACATCTTCACTATTGTTTTTTCTACCCATTAATATTATAGTAACAATACGTTATTTGTCGTAAATATAGTAATTATTTTTGTATAATGGATTTTAAGTACATAAAAAATATTAGTGAAGATGAAGCAACTATTTTACTTTATAGTCAAATAGGGGATTCAGTTGATGCTAGTGGAAATTATGTATATGGTATTTCAGGCAGTTCTTTTGCATACGAAATGCAGTATTTACAAGATAAATGTAGTAAAATTAAGGTAAGAATTAACTCTATTGGTGGTTCTGTATTAGATGGCTATTCTATTGTATCTGCTATCCTTAATTCAAAAGTCCCTTGTGACACCTATATTGATGGTTTAGCTGCTAGTATTAGTGGTGTAATTGCAATGGCTGGTAAAAAATGCTACATGGCAGACTTTGGTACTTTAATGTTACATAATCCTAGTGGGGGTAATGATACTGCCGTTTTAGATTTAGTTAAAGATACTTTAGTTACAATTTTAAGCAATAGAACTAAACAAACTCCAGAAGAAATATCTAAAATGATGGATAAAGAAACTTGGTTAGGTGCTGCCGAAGCATTAAACATGGGGTTAGTTGATGAAGTTGTTGCAAGTACAAAAAAATACAAAATTAGTAAATCAGAAAGCCTTAGCAATATGGCTATAATTTATAATAAAATCATAAATAAACCAAACATGGAAAAAATACAAAATGTATTGAAACTATCCAATGAAGCAAGCGAAGAAACTATTGTTTCAGCTATTGAAGAAAAGGATATTAAAAATGCTGAGTTACAAGCAGAAGTTGATAGATTAAAAGCTATTGTTGATGCTAACGAAGCAAAAGAAAACGAAGCTAAAGAATTAGCAGCAAAAGAATTGGAAACTAAAGCTATTGAATTAGTTGAAAACGCTATCAAAGAAAAAAAGATTTTAGAAACTGAAAAGGATTCTACTATCGAAATGGCTAAAAACAACTTTGAATTTGTTTCTAATATGATTAGCAAAATTAATAACGTTAAAGATGCTGTAAAGGTATTTGAAGTTAAAAATGTAGTTAATACTGAAGAGCGTAACGATTGGACTATTAGAGATTGGGAGAAAAAAGATCCTAATGGATTAGTTAAAATTAAAAACGAAACTCCAGAAGTTTACACTGAAATGTATAATTCTTACTATAAAAAATAAAAACAAACATGAAAAAAATCGTATCAATCTTAGCAATTTTTACAGCATTATCTGTAAACGCTCAAACAACTAAAGTAATTAACTATCCATTCGGTGCAGCTCAAGCTTTTACTTGCGCTACTTCTGGAACTGTTGCAGTTACTATTTCAAATCAATTAGCTTATGTAAGCTCTGTACCTACATTAACTGCTGCTACAACTATTAGCTTAACTGCTGCTAGTTCATTAAAAGCTGGTGCAATGGTTTTATTAACAGTTAAAACAACATCAACTGAAGTAACTACTTTGGGCGGTTCTGTATTAGCTCCTGCTGTTACTGGTGTAGTTGGTAAAACATGGTCGCAAGCATACTTATACAATGGTACAAATTTCTACCCTTGTGGTGCTAAAATTCAAGTAGATTAATAAATAAAATAATAAAAAACAATAAACTTAAAAACTAAAAATCATGGCATTAGACAGAGAACAATGGTTATCAGATATTCAAGAGAACCTATTTAAAAACAACGCAATTATTAATCGTGCAGTAAACCACGATGGATTTGTAAACTACAAAACAGTTCACGTTCCACAAGCTGGAGCAAATCCAACTATTTCTAAAAACTTAGGTTCATTCCCTGCAACTATCTCTCAAAGAACTGATAGTGAATTAACTTATTCAATGGACACTTACTATGTAGAGCCTATCCACATTGAAAGAGGTCAAGAAACATCTTATATCTCTTATGACAAACGTATGAGTGTTTTAAGCCAACAATTAAATACTTTAGAAGAAGTTATTACTAACCACGCTTTATACAAATGGGCTCCTGCTGGTGCTGGT